AAATAGTAGAGAATGGGATGAGATCTGGTGCATAAACTCAGCAGGTTTAGTTTATCCAGCTGACAGAATATTTGCACTAGACCCAGCAAGTAGATTTTTTGATAGTAACGACGCAGGCAAACAGACTAATGCCATGAAAAAACTTATGGCAACTTCTGATATACCTATTTATACAAGTGAATTAGACCCACGCATAAAAAATGCTATACGGTACCCAGTAGAAGAAGTTTGTAACGCAACGAAATGTGCTTACATGAACACTACTGTGGCTTTTGCAATAGCTTTTGCTTTGTATAACAAAGTCGGACGAATAGATTTATTTGGTATTGATTTTTCATACAAAGAAAATATGCACTTTGCTGAGGCAGGCAGAGCCTGTGTAGAGTTTTGGATAAGTAAGTGCATGAGTGAAGATATACTTGTTGGTATTAGTGGTAGGTCTACAGTTTTAGATTCTAACGTGCCAGCAACAGAAAAATTATATGGGTTTCATAGGTTAGATAAACCATTAGTTGCAGTGCCACATGAAGGCAAATTTATTATTGGACCTTATGATGAGATCAACACACAATTAGAAGAATATGGTTTAAAAATTAATGAAGACGTCGTTCCACCAGAACCATATAAAGGCTAAATATGAGTGTCGAAAGCGATTTTGTATTAGGTAAAGTAGAGGTTCACTCTACAGAAAATAAAGGACATGACCCCGAGTTTTGGGCTGCACAAGCTACAAAAAAAATACTAGACATTTCTGACAACGCTCCGGAACATATCAAACAACAGGCTGTGGCTTTCCAAAACCAAGTTTATACTGTAATCTTATATAGTATTAAAAATGCGATTAAGTCGCAAAACACGACTTACTCAAATTTGTTGAAAAAACAGGGTCATGGAGACATGGCTAAAATATTAAAGGAGCTATAAAATGGCAATAACATCGGCAATTTGCACAAGTTTCAAACAAGAATTACTTGTTGAAGGGCATAATTTTACAAATGGAGCTGACTCATTCAAATTAGCTCTATATACAAGTTCAGCAACATTAGGGGCAGGCACCACAGCTTTTGTAACCACAGGGCAAGCTAGTGGGACTAACTATTCCTCTGGTGGCAGTGCGTTAACAAACGTAACGCCAACGACCTCTGGCACGACAGCTATCGTTGATTTTGCAGACTTAACATTTGGCACCGCTACAATTACAGCAAGAGGGTGTTTGATTTACAACACAACCAACTCAAACAAAGCTGTGTGTGCGATTGATTTTGGAGGCGACAAAACATCAACCGCTGGCGATTTTACAATAGTTTTTCCTAGCGCTACAGCAACGGGAGCTATTATTAGATTGGCGTAAGATCACAGTAGATATGTTAGACTCTGAGTATGCCTCTAACCAAACTAAACTTTAAACCAGGAATAAATAAAGAGGAAACCGATTACTCTAACGAAGGCGGTTGGGTAGATGGTGATAAAATACGTTTTCGTAAAGGTCGAGTAGAAAAGATAGGTGGTTGGGAAAAATTATCTAGTGATACTCTTATAGGATCTCCACGAGCTTTACATTCATGGATTTCATTAGGTGGACGTAAATATATTGGTATCGGCACCACAAATAAATACTACATAGAAGAGGGCGGCACATATAACGACGTTACGCCAGTTCGTAAAACTACAACAAACTCTGCTACTTTTTCTGCAAGCAACGGATCGTCTACAATAACTGTAACTGACGCCAGTCATGGTGCTGTCAATGGTGATTTTGTAACTTTTTCTAGTGCTGTTTCATTAGGTGGAAACGTCACAGCAGCGGTTTTAAACCAAGAATACCAAATATCCTTAGTAACAGGCACAAACACATATGAAATAACAGCCAAAGACACATCTGGCACAACGGTAACTGCTAATTCAAGCGACTCTGGTAACGGAGGATCTTCTACAGATGCAGTTTATCTAACTAATTCTGGTTTAGATGTTTATGTACCATCTACAGGTTGGGGTGTAGGGACTTGGGGCGCTGGATCTTGGGGTTCTGCTACCGCTCTATCAGATACAAATCAATTAAGATTATGGACTCACGATAATTATGGTGAAAATTTAATTATCAATCCTAGAGCTGGGGGTATATTCCGTTGGGTCGAAAATGATGGCTTAACAACAAGAGCAGTTGAGTTATCTTCCGTTAGCGGAGCTAGTTTAGTACCAACAAAAGCCTTACAAGTAATAACATCTGAAACAGATAGGCATTTGATAGTATTAGGCGCAGACCCTATCAGTGGCAGTTCTAGAACAGGTGTCATAGATCCTATGTTAGTAGCTTTTAGCGACCAAGAAAATGAATTAGAGTTTAAGCCTTTAGCCACAAACACAGCCGGTTCTTTAAGACTTTCAGCTGGTTCTTCTATAGTTGGTGGTTTAAAAGCAAGACAAGAAATACTTATTTGGACAGATACTTCTTTATACTCTATGACTTTTATAGGGCCACCCTTGACCTTCGCTATGAATTTAATCAATGAGGGCGCAGGTTTGATTGGACCGAAGGCAGCGGCTAATACACCTAGAGGTGTCTTTTTTATGTCTAAAAGTGGTTTTTATTATTACAACGGAGCTGTGCAAAAATTACCTTGTTCCGTGCAAGATTATGTTTTTTCAGACCTTGATGAAACACAAGCATACAAATGTTTTGCAGGTTTAAACGAAGAGTTTTCAGAAGTTTGGTTTTTCTATCCATCTCTAACAGATAACGAAACTGAAATATCACGATACGCTATTTACAACTATGAAGAAAATTCATGGAGTATAGGATCGTTAGAACGCTACAGCTGGTTAGCAGCAGGTGTGCTTGATAGACCTCTAGCGGCAGGAGAAGAAAGTTCAACAAAAAGAATTTATGAACACGAAAAAGGTTTTAATGATGACGAAAGCGCCATGGACGGAGTTTTTGTTGAATCGGCAGACATTGATGTAGGAGATGGAGATCGTTTTGTATTTTTGAAGAAAGTATTACCAGATATACTTTTTGTTAATGACACAGGCACAAGTCAAGACCCTGCAATTAATATAGTAGTAAAAAGAAGAGATTTTTCTAACCAAACATTGTCAACAGATTCAACTACACAAATCAAATCAACGAGCACTTTCGGATCATTACGATCTAGATGTAGACAGTTTGTTTTACGTTTTGAAAGTGATGACGATAACACGGAAGCAGATAGAAAGAATTACAAATGGAGATTAGGTAATACTCGTGTAGAAGTGCAACCGTCGGGGAGAAGGTAAATGAGCAAACTTTTGCCAACTAATCTGCCTTTCGCTACAGGTGATACTGTTTCAGCTGATACTTTTAACAGGCTAATCAGAATATTAGAAATAAATTTGGGTTCGGTGGATCCAAACGCTATTCAAGTATTTAATTCTACTGAGCTAGATGAATTGCAATTTGCTACAGGAGCGATTATATTTAACACTACGACAGAGGTTCATCAAGCCTTTGATGGTACAGAGTTCAGAAACTTGTACGAACATCAAACATACTTGACTGGATTATCTGTTACAATGAGTATAGGTAGTGTAACAGTGAGTACGCCATGAGTGCATTAGAAGACAGTTTAAGACGAGTTTACAAATTACCAAGACGAGGTGATGGACGTGAAATGTTAGAACGAGGTCCATACCGCATACCAGAAACCCCAATCAACCCAAAAGACATTTTAGACAAAGGTCCATACCGCCCCCCAGAAACCCCAATCAACCCAGATGATATTGTGCAGAACCTTCCAAACATTATGGTCCCTATGCCTGCACAACCAAGTAAGCCTGCACAACCAAGTAAGCCTGCACAACCAATGATGCCTCTACAACCAGGAGCACAAATAAAACCAAATGTAGATTCGTTGATAGGCATGCAACGTAGGGCAGCAGGTTTGATAGGCGGTGCAGTAGAGAAGCCAAGTCCAAAAGATATGTTTCTTAAAATGGACATGGGATCGCCTATGACCGAGGCGGAAAGAAGAGCAATGAGAGGTCTACTCGACGACAGAGACCCAATGGATAGAATAGATCCAGAGTCTAGGCAAAGGTTAGATGAGCTTTTAGGCAAAGCTCAAGAAAAATCTGCTGCTCCATTAGGACCAATCGCAGAACAGCTGGCTGCTCTAGGTCAAGGAGAAGATACACAGCTTGCACATTTACGACCAGGTGAGATCGTAATTCCACCAGAGTTTATGGAAGACGCTTTGTTAGAAGGCATGTTGGAACAAAAATTCAAAGAGTCTGGCATAAACCCAGAGTCGGCTGTAGTTGGCGTTGGCATAGCTAGTCTTAATCCAGCTACAGGTTTAGAAGAATTTGGTTTCTTTAAAAAAATAGGAAAAAGTTTAAAGAAAATTGTAAAAAAAGTAGCACCAGTCGCTGCTTTTATACCAGGTGTTGGCACTGCATTAGGTGGTGTTTTAGGTGGTATAGGTGGCTTGGCTACTAAAATACCGGGCATTGGTGGTGCATTAGGTAGTTTGGGAAGCACTGTAGCTGGAGGTATAGCAAATCTAGGTATACCCGGCAT